ATTCATATCACTGGTAGAAGCGTTCTCCATGAACCAATCGCTTGTATCATTTATAACGTCAAAGACCCTGAAGCGAATACCAGCATTAGTCATTACATAGTTAAATAGATTAGCAGTAGTAGAGACAGTTAAGGTTTCAGACAGAGCATTCCAATTGTATGCGTCTTCTACCTGCCTCTTAGCGTCATTAACGAACTTGCTAATTAGTTTGGAGTATGAGGTGTCATTGACTGAAGTAACCTCGTTCTCACGAAGCCTAACCAGCACATCATTGACAAGTTCTAGATAAGTTTTGTTTGCCATTTAACAGTCCCACTTTCTTAGTGCTAGTGCTTTGCGAGTAGGTCTTCCCTTCTCATCCTTCATAGGTCCCGGCACACCACTCATACGAGCGCAGAATGACTTCCTACGAGCAGCCTTCTTAGGAGACTTAGCAGCCTCTTTAGAAGACACTGGAGGCTTTAGGTTAGCGCCTTCCTTGTTTTTAAAGTATGCCCTGCCTTTGGCGTTTAAGCCACCTTCTGGGTTCTGATATACTTTCTTTACCATTATTTCTTCGCAGTCTTCTTAGCTTGTTTAAATGCCTTAGCAGTAGGAGCACCTTTGGAGCCAACCTTACGCATCTTCTCACCAGATCCCTCTGCTATCCTTTTACGCTTTGCATTGATATTGGCATAGAGGCCGGGCTTCATTTCTTTGCCTTTGGCTTTGCCTTACGAGCAGTAGACAGAGCAATCGCAATCGCCTGCTTCTGTGGCTTACCAGCCTTCATCTCTTTACGAATGTTCTCAGAGACGGTCTTTTTTGAGTATCCTTTTTTGAGTGGCATTAGTAACCTTTCTTAGCTGGTTTCTTAGAAGTCTTCTTCATGCACTTTCCTGCTTTCTTGCACTTAGCAGGGCTAGGACATCCGGGGCAGGGTTTAAATTCTTTCATGCTATCTCCTTAAACATTAAATTGTACTGCGCTCTTTGGTGTGATATCTAAAGTAACAATATAGGTAAAACTAGAACCAGTTTCAACTAACAATCTAATCTCATCTCCTTCTTCAAGAACAACAGTTTCATTTGCATTACCACCAAACTGTAATGTTTTTTTAGCATCTACGTTAACTGCATCAAAAATAGTTACTTCAGTATTGTTGTGTTTATTATACCACCAAGCACTTACTGACTTATCACTTCCAATATGATTAGATAGAAATAATAACTGCCAATAAGCAGAGTTCTTTGTAGGAACAGTGTATACCGTTGTTTTTGTATTTGGTGTTAAAGCACCACCAACACTAATCTTTCTGCTCATATTAACCTACTTTAAGAACTAAGCTGAGTAGTAGAACTACGATGAAACCAGTAGTCCCAAGAAGGATCTGTTCTAGTCTCTTTAGCCTAGCGTTGATGCCTGCATAGCGTTCGGCGCAGACTGCCTCATGGGTGTCAAGTTGTCCTTTAACTTGGTCTATTGGTGACATCACTATCTCCACTTAGGTCCTTCCATCCAGGCTACTAGCGAGTGTCTAGTGCCATTGGTTACGGGGTTTACCTTATGAACTACAAAGGAGGGAAACACTAAAACAGTTCCTTGTGTCTTAAGGTGTTCTTGTTTAGGGGCGCTGAGATGTAACGGCTGCATCTCAAACTCTCCACCTTCATACTCTTCTGGGCTAGACAGTTGGCACACCAGAGATAACTTTCTGTGTACTTGCCTACCATCATCCCAGTTTACATCATTGTGCCAATTATAATAACCTTGGTCTTCTGCGTTGTACTCTGTAAACTGAATCTCATTTAAGTGCCACAACTCAGATCCAAAGGCATTATGATTGGCAATATGAAATAAGTTTGTTATCTCATGGTATAGCCAACCAAGGTCTTTATTGTCTCTAGCGATCCACCTAACCTTACTTCTACGAACCTTGGTGTCTACGTTAGAGCCTTGGAAACCTATTACTGCGTCCTGCGGTTCTATCTCTTTTGCTTGTTCTATTATGGTGCTACAAAGTTCTTGAGGATATCTCTGCTGCCACATCTGCCACATTGCGTTCAATTATTCTTCCTTATCAGCAGGCAAAGGTTCATTACCTTTTGCAAGCCATTCCTTAAACTCTGGGTAGTCCTCAGTACAAGTCAGTCTGCATTTACCATCATCGTCAATACGAGCGTAGATGGTTTGACCGTCAACAACTGAATGAATTTTGTAAATCATAGTTCTGCGCTCCATGCGAGGTATGCTGAGGCATTATTAGACCGCAAGAAAGAACCCTGCCCTGCTGTAAGACCACTTGCTACTGTTGCGGATGTCCAGGCAAGCCAGTTTGAGGCATTTTGAAAAACAGGAACCGCAGAAAGATTGGTATCAGTAGCAGCGTGCCTTATCCTATAATGTGATGCAGTACCTGACTGCTCTAGTGCTGTTGGGGCAGTTCGCATTTCAACAGGAAAAAATGTTATAGACTGTCCAGAAGTTGTTGATTCATTAAATCCAGAACCAAAAGGCACGTTTGTAGAACCCGTAATCTTCCAGTAATACCGCTGACACATCGCCAACTCAGTCCCATAGTCTATGCGCTCAAACGGGGTAGCAACAGAGCCTACTTCGAGTTGTACGCCGGTGATGTAGAAGGTTGCTCCGTTTGTGCCGACTACGTTGGTTGCGCCTGTTGGGGCAAAATAAAGGGTTGATGACCAAGAGCCAGCAGTTCCGCTATAAGTAGAACCTGTGCCTAAATTAAATATTACAGATAAACCAGCACCATTAGTTGTAAGCCAAGTTCCGCTAGTATCACCAGCAATTGTTACGCTAATTTGTGTCCAAGTATTAGCACTAGAAATAGTAAAAGTAAATGGGTAGGCTCTATTTTGGTTGTTGTTTTGAATAGCACCGCCAAAAGTTCCTGTTAAAGAACTACGAACCCAAGCAGAAATAGTGATGGTTTTAGCGTTAGCTGTACCCCAACCTAAATCCGCAACATTGTAACCTTCTATGTATTGTCTAATACCAAATGTATCACTAGCACCAACGGAGTATGCAGAAGATGAAGTGCATCCTAAATAATTTGTAAACCCCACTGGTGGAGTAATTGAACCAGCATTTTGCTGAACACTATATTTTGATGCTTGTGTAAGAAAGGCTTGCCATCTATCTAAGGTGTATTGTCCGTTTGTAGGAGTAACACTAGCACCAGCATTCCTCTGGTCAATACCCATGTCACCATTGATGATGCGGTTACGGAAGCCTTGCAGACTATCCGCAGTAGGGGTCATGCTATTTATCGTAGCGGTATTGCCACCACTAGCGTCAGTTATAGCGTTTACTTTTACGGTGCTCACTTAGGATACCTCGCTTTTATTTCGGCAACCTTGGCCTGCCATTCTTCCATCGTAGCCTCACCACGCTGGGCTTTGAAGAATAGTGGGTCTGCCTCGGCAATGTAGGCTTGCTGGCGCAGTTGTGAGGCGTTTTCAATCTTCCATTGTGCCTCTGCTTGTGCGGCTTCTTGAGCCTGTGCTTGGGCTTGAGCAACCTCTTCTGGGTTCAAAGCAATGACCTGACGCTCACCTGTTGTTACATTAACTTGTATGCGTTCCATGATTTACTCGTAAAGTATATTAATTGAGCCAGCATCAAATGTGTCTGTGCCGTTGACTGTGGTGATGCGTACTTGGGTCAGCGTGTCAGAGAGGGTTTTAGAACCCGATCCAAAATTTGAACTTGCAGTTCCGTCTCGAATAATCAAAGAAGAATACACCCAAGAGTTTCCATCAAGTTTTACAATACTCGTTGTTCCTGAGTAGGTGCTAGCAGCCACCAAAGCAGTAGCGCCTAAAACGAAACCCGCTGTATTTGTCGTAGCGGTGACGGCTGGCGTGGTGGTTATGGAGTTTGCTTGAGAAGCGTACCCAGTTATTTCAAAGCCGCCAGCGTCCCCTAATTGAACTAGAAACAAACTGGTTCCACTCGTACTCACCCCACTAAACATTACTGTAATCCGCTTGACCCACGAGGGGATTCCGGTGAAATCAATGCTAGTTCCGCTGGTGGATGCTTGTGAGGTAGCAGACTGTAATGCACCACCATTGATTGTCTTATTTGTAAGCGTCTGAGTAGCGTCCGTACCAACGATAGTTGTGGTTGCCTGCGGCAAAGTCAGCGTGTAGTCCGTGTTTGTATTG